TGATGTAAGAGAAGTTAGAAGAATTCTTCATGAAAATGGTGGAGATAGAATACAAATAATTTCTAAAATAGAAAGCCAAGAAGGGCTTGATAATTTTGATGAAATCTTAGAAGAATCAGATGGAATCATGGTAGCAAGAGGAGACCTAGGAGTAGAAATTCCTGTTGAAGATGTTCCTTGTGCACAAAAGATGATGAT